TTTAACATTGCTCTGTAATCTGGGTCTGCATTCAACCGAGACATGACTGAAAGTATGTTCTTATCTTCAACTGTAGGCCTGTTCTCACGCTCATACTTGGCACGTTCAGCGGCAATATTTTGCTGTGCCAGTTGATACTCCTCAACCTTTTTGTTGTGACGCACTTGCTCATCACGTTGCTGTTGAGTCATATAGTTAGAAATAGTATCTTTAGCGGCTGTGCCTTTGATCTCTTCAATCTTAGCCTCACGATCATTCACTGCTTTTGTGTAAGCGGCAATCTTGGCCACATTACCTTCAGCATAAGCCCGCTGTAAGTTTTCAATATCTGACTGGAGCTTCATTGTCTCAATGGTCTGAGCGCGTTCAAGGGCTTGCTGTCTAGAGGCACGTTGCTCAGCCGCCTCAGTAGATGCGTTATATGCCTTACCAAAGCCACCAAAAGCCGCACCAATGCCTCCAAAGCCCTTCTGGCCACGAGTAGCTTCACCAGCGGCAATCAAAGCGTTAGACAAAGCGGCAAGACCTTGCCGGCCTTCACCCTCTTTAAAACGATCTCTTTGAGATTTGTTCTGCTCTTCAAGGGTAGCGGCTAACTTTGTTAATGCCTCGCCTGGCAAAGAGTTTAAAAGCCTAGCTTGATCTGGATTCTCAGCGATGTACTTCTTACGCAGTGCATCTGGGCTTTCAATCTTTGGAATATCCACATCGCCCCTCAAACGCTTCATGAGAATCTCATTGGCCAAGTTCACAGGAAGCTTATCAATGCCAGCAGATTGTGGTGCCGCACCGCCAGATGCCACAGCCTCAGAGTCTGCGGCAGGAACTAACTGTTCATTGTCTTCATCAGCAAAGGCAACGATACCGCCGGGTGCGTAGCTAAACATATCAGCATCAACAGGCAAAGTAGCCAGTCCACCGCTAGCCATGCCGGGAGCGCCAGCAGGAATACTGCCGGGCTGGGACATCTGCTGGGGAGGCGTCTTCTGAGCCAGAGGAGGGTTCTGCATCTTAGGCATCTGAGGAGCCATTTGAGGCTGTACGGCCGGCATGGGTTCAGGCATACCTTCTGGGTTCATCCTCATGTTCATGCCCTGACCAATACCCGGCAAAGCTACTTGCTGAGCCAGCTCACCCTCTAGCTTCTCTTTAACAGAAGAGTTAGGGGCTTGTGCGGCTCGTTGCTCCATGTTCTTTCGTCTGTTCATCTCACCCAAAGCCATGTACGGCGGCACCTGTGGGTTTTGCCCATTGGCATACGCCATGATTGCCTGTGTAGGCAAATCCTTTAGATGTTCTTGAATTTGGATGAGGTTCATTTTATTTACTCGTCAACAGGTTCTTTTGGTCCTAAATCAAGACCAAGGGCTTTTAATAATTCACCAACGTTTTTATACCCTAACGCAGAGGCGGCCGCTGTACCACCACCCAAAGCAGACAGTAAAGCACCTACACCAGTAACGTTTGCCGGTGTATTTGTGACCGATCCAGTTGGCAGTCCAGAGATCATGTCGCGCTGGAACTGAACTTGTTGATATGGGAACTGGCGCTGGGCTTCAAACTCAGCCTTATCAGCTGCAATACCTTCAGAAGTAATACCGCGCTGTTGAGCACCTCCAGCCAGCTGAGCACTAAGGTTATCAAGGGCAGTTCTATTTTGAGTAGCACCCAAGTTGCCTTGAAGCTGAGCACCCCGAAGAGCTGTATCCAAACCAGCCAGACCTTGCTGAGCGCCAAATTGTCTAGACTGCTCAGAAGCCGCCTGCGCCGCTTGGCCATACTGAGCCGCTTGCTGTGCCGCTGTCATACCCTGCTGAGCACCGAACTGGCGTGAAGCTTCAGCCTGACGAGCCGCTTCCATGGCCGCATTGATGTTGCCCTGACCAGCAGTAAGACCAGCAGATTGGTTGGCCAAAGCCGCCTGTAGACCCTGCGCGCCAGCTGTCGTAGCCGCTTGCAATCCAAGGTTTGCACCAAACTGACGGGAAGCCTCACTAGCTTGCTGGCCTGCAAGACCATACTGAGCCGCAGACTGAGCGCCTGTCATGGCTTGTTGTTGGTTGAACTGACGAGCCGCTTCTTGAGCTTGCTGGGCAGACATACCGTACCTAGCCATCATGTCAGCCGCAGTCATAGACTGACTAGCACCGAACTGTTTAGACTGCTCGGAGGCTTGTTGAGCCTGCATATTACGGGCTTGGTCTTGGTTGTATTGAGCCATAGCGTTTTGGAACGCTGTGTCGTAACCCTTACCAGTGATATTCGCTAAGTTAGAAGCAAGGTTACGCTGGTTCTCAGCGGCCAAGACAGCGCTACGGCCACCGCCATAAGCACCAGCCCGTGTCAACGCAGCCTTGTTTGCTTGCTCAGTAATCTGTGCTTGACGGCGGGCTTCTTCTAGTTGGGGGTTTAGAGAAGCTTGCAAGTACGGGTTCATGTATTGCTGAGCTTGCTCTCCACCAAACGTGCCGGACGTAAACGCTGTGTTCTGATACTGACCTGGAGCTTGGAATTGGTTCTGAAACTTAGTAGCTTCAGACTGTTCTGGTGCTTTGAACTGATTGCCAAATGTGGCGCCCTGATAAGCGCTTGGAGCATTGAACTGAGAAGATACAGTATTGGCACTCAGTTGGTTATATTGAGGCCCGCTAGAAGGTGTGTATGCACCGGGCGCATTAAACTGGCTTGTAAACTGGGTTGGTGTGTACCCCATGTTCTGAGCTTTGGTCGCAATGTCGCCAGCCGTAGTGGCCGCTTGACCAATACTTCCGGGAACAGTCAAAGAACCAAGACCCGTAAAAGCATCTGTTTGAAGCTTAGATTCACCAGCTGTTAGTGGTCCTTGATACGCTTCATAAGGTTTCTCAGAAAGAGCTTGAGCCTTGCCAAGGTAATTGGTGATGTAAGGCGCTGCCCAGTCGGCTAGGCCTTGGGTGTTTGTTGATCCTGTTGGTAGAACTGCTCCAGCCATAATAGCTCCTTAAGATGGTAAATACTTGTGCGCTTTTGTATCAGCCGCAACGTTCTTTGTTTTTTGGCGCTTGTTTTGGACGCGATCCATCATGTCGTAAAGCTTTTTAGCGCCTGCGTTTGTAGAGCCGTTACCTAGTTCAGAAACGATTCTTGCTGGTACAACGAACTCACCTTCTGCTAAACGAGCTGGTTGTTTACCGCCAATTGTCGCAGGAATTGAATCAGATACACCATCACCGGGGCCACGAAGTAAGCGGCCTCCATCAGAATATCCACCAAGGTGAGACATACCACCGCCGGCCAATCCCATCAGACCGCCTTCAGCCGCTTTGGCTGTGTAAGTTGTTGGTGTGAAGTAGTTCTTTCCACCAGCTCCGGGACGCGAAGATGGAGAATATGGAAGCTGTGAACGGTTAGCTTGCAAAGCTGGGATAACAGATCCCGCACCAGAGCCGCCTTTTCCTCTGTCGTTCATCATGGCCATCATTGCCATCAAAGCCATGATCATGTTGGCATTGTTGCCGCCTGAAGCCGCTGGTTTAGTTGTCTTCTTAGCGGTAGTAGATGCCGCAGGCTTAGAGCCGCCGGGTCTTGAGCCAGTGCCGCCAGTAGCACCAACATAACCAGAAGCTTTGGAGTTTAGTGTGCCATTCTTAATTAATGCCGCAGTTTGAGCTGGCGTTAAATACGAAGCCTCACCAGTTGTTGGGTTAAGTATAGTAGTGGTGCCATCATCATTGACCATGGCCCTGTTAGTCCCAATAGTCTGATATTGGCTACCAAAACCACCAGCTGGGTTGAAGTTCTTATTAAACTCATCAATCATGGCTTGTGAAATTCCAAGATCTTGGACACCGTATTCAGGAGGTGTATATCCTTCTTGTTGCATAGCAAGGTATCTCTCTCGCTCACTAGGAGAAAGGTTGCTTAAGTAACTTTCATTAACACCACTGGGAGTTAACAACTCTGAAGTGCCTTCTTCGCCAGTAGTAATGTTTTTAAGCAAATCAGCTATGTTTGCTGGAGGTGCAGCTTGATCTTCATCGCCTGCATTAGTTGCAAACGCTGATAAATCAATGCCGCCATCACCTGAAAAAATGGATGAAGCATTACCAGATCCGCCGGCATTAGCTAGTTCATCTGCAAGATTAACCCCATAGTCGCCAAAAATTTGGCTGTAGTCAATTTCATCCATGGTTTTTCCTTTTCCAGTGGCGGGCTCATCCGCATTCTTAGTTCCAAGTGTATCTGTGACAGCTTGGTTTATCAAGTTATCAACAGGCGGCTTTTCGTTGTATGGCTGTAATGAACGCAACAACTGATCTAGATTTGCTGGCTCTTGTTGAACAGTGGTTGGCTCTGGCTCATAACCAATCTGCTTCAAGATCTCATCGTTGCTTGGCCCTGTGTCTGTACTTGGCTGATCAGGCGTCTTAGGCTCAATGCCGGCCATCATGTCTTCGTAAGTCTGTGGTTGATCAACTGAGCTTGGTGGAGCATTGCGCGCTTGGGCTACAGCATTTCTAGCTTCGGATGAAACTTTACCCACAACAGCATTTTGAATAGCTTGATCAATAGGCGTACCAGTAGCAATCGCCGAAATCAAGCTTGACGTCATGTTCTTGTCTGCAGGCGACAGGTTGTCCAATCCCGGCACTTCACCAATCGTGCTGTTAATGCCGGAACTAAGTACATTACCCAGCAACGCTTGCTCAAGGTCAGCCTTACCTCCACTACCCACAAACTGCTGAGCGGTTCTTGCAGCAATGTCAGAACCTGTTTTCCCCAACAAATCTGTAATACCACTAGACCCAGAGATCAAGTTACCAGCTTGTCCACCAAGGTAAGACAGAGCTGTCCCCTTGGCAATATCCTTGAGATTACCGCCGGCCAGTAACTGGATGCCTGCATTAGCGGCCAACTGAGCTGGCAAAGACAATCCACCAGTAGCGGCCGCAATCGCAATCTGGCCCAATGGACCCATATCTTTCAACAAGTTGGCAAGAGTATTGGATGACGCACCTTGCGTGTAAAAGATAGGATTACCCTGAGAATCAAACTGTACGCCGTAGCCAGTGTTGCCTTTACCAGCATATGTACCGCCAAAGAAGTTACCAGTCTGGCGACCGCTGTATGTCAGAGGCACTTCTTGTTTGGTTACTTTATTTCCAAAGACCTCTTGGCTTCCAATAGGAGCAAGGTATTCGGTGTAATAGCCGCCTTCACTTTCGCCCGCCATTTGAGAGGTGACTATGCTAGGGTCTACGGCTTTTCCATTTTGATCTACAAAGCCACCCTTACCATCTGGAGTAACGGTTTCATTGATACCAGTCTTGGTAAATTTACCAAACTGCTTAATGTCAGTGATACCAATACCAGCCAGAATCTTGGCCATGTCTTCGGCATTCTTTTCAGCCGAGCCGTGACCAGCACCAGACCACTTGCCTGTTAAGCCTTGGCCTAAGATCTGATTTGTAATTGACTCAATTGTTTTTGGATCTGGCCCTGCTGGTTGTGCAGGCTGGGCTGGTTGAGCGGGCTGAGCTTGTTCTGGCGCTTGATCGGGCGTAATAGGTAGACCAAACACACCCGTATTTTGATCAGCTTGTGGCTGGGCTACTGGCTGTGCGCCAATCGGTGCCGCATCAGGCTGAAGAGCGGGCGCTGCTACACCAATTTGGGGTGTTTCAAGAATAGGTTGCGGAGCCGGCTGAACTGGCTGTGGTGCAAAGTCATTTCCAAACTGCTGAGCGTAGTAATCAGTTTCAAGCGGCATTGGCTGAGCGGCCGGCTGTGCTACTGGTTGTACTATTGGCTGATATATTGGTTGAGGCTGTTCTACAGGCTGTGGTTGCCTGATAGGTAAAGACGTTATTCCAGCACCAAGTGAGTCTTCCTGAAAGTTGTTGCCAAACCCATCGGAATCCTCATAGGCCATCTTAAGGTTTTGAATTCTATTATCTCTTAGGAATGCCATATTTTTTCCTTAAGGCAAAGCCGACACAAACGACATAGTTGCCACTACCGACTGCGTAGACGGTTTAGTAGGTGTTCCTGAAGCGGCAAGATGCTGGATGGTTACAGCAACGTTAGGCACAGACCAATAAATCTCAATGTAGTCATTTGCCGTCATGCTTAGAAAATAGTTCCAGCCAACAATTGCGTGCCCGTCTGTTCCTGCGTGTCTGTTTGGAATAGAGACAAAACCAGTTGACCCAGGTATATCTACCCCGCCTTGTTTTAACCAGATGTACACATCTTGAAAGGCCGTGTCTGTATTTACAAACTGTGCGCTAAATTGCAAGTTGTATATACCCGCAGTGGTTACCGTGATTTTAGAACTGCTGATGCTGACACCGTTGGCAAAATCTGTGGTGTTAAGCGTCATCAATGTAGCTGTATTGACTACTGCTGTCTGATCCTGATCGCTGGAGAAAGCGCCATATGGAACAGACAAAGTTTGAAGTTGGTTGAGTATGCTTTCTAACCGGTTAAAGTACAGACGCAAAATGTTATTCAGCTGGTTTTGGTACTGCTCGCTATATATTGGAGTAGCAAACGGCAGAGCAGGCGGCTGTACACGCTGAAGCTCAAACTCTGTCGTGACAATCAAGCTCATGAGTTACCTCTGCGGCCGTCTTGTCTAATGTCAATACGGGGGCTGCCTAACTGCCATGCACAACCCAGCTGGTTGGACTCCACCTTCATAATCATCTGACGGCCACGCACCCTGACATATACCTGACCAGTAAACTGCTCAATCGGCACAGTAGCTGTACGAACCACAGTAGCGTTTGAGTTACCTCCCAAAGAGATAGGATCGTTAAAGCCTGAACCAGAGTTCTGCATCGGGATTAACGTCATCGTGACCTGGGGTGAGGCGGCATCTGAACCCCTGAAGGTAATGTCAGGCACGATACGCCAGACAAACCCAAAGTGATCGCCGTCATCAATGTCAAACTCAGTAGTCTCAATCACTGCGTTAATTGGCAGAGTCGTACCTGTTTCATTGTCATCGTTACCCTGCTCATGGAAAACGATGTTGTAGCTGTAAGTGGCCGCCATGGGGTGCTGGCGCAGCGCCGAGTCAAGCCACGCTGTACGGGCCATTGTTCCATACGCCCACACATCTTCAGCGTAGTTATAGGTGACGTACTTATCAATCGTGAACGAGTTGGCCGAGCAGTAGAAGAACCAGACTTCGTTAAAGCCTTCGTTGGTAGATGCAAAGATCTGAGCGGCCTGCTCTAAGTTAATGTCTTGGAAGATGTACTGACGCAAGTCACAACGCAATGTTTGTGTACGGCCATCGTATTTGTAGAACTTATCAATACCCATCCAGTAAGTCACACCAGACGCAATGGCCGCCGCATTCGGGCCAGCAATAGAGATGTTGTCTGCCAATAGCTGAGCGCCCCATACAGCTGGCGGTCCTTGGTACTGCATAGAATACAGAGAAGAATCTGTCCAAACCAATATCTCCTGACGAGACTGTAAGGCGGTCACAATCTTCGAGCCGTGAGACAGCTGTAAGCTACTGGCCTGATTGGTTGCAGATGGAAACCACTCAAGGTAATCCTCTTGATCAGACCAGCGAATGAGCGTTGGGTTTTGGTCAGCCGAGCCGTAGTCGTTACAGCCAAACGCAAACACAAACCTAGATGAGTCAGAGATCAGAATTAAGTTTTGGACCGTAGGAACAGAGTTAGCTCCAGGCAAGCTAGAGATCAAAACACCCCGTGTTGTCAGTGATGTATTGGCCTTCCATATGTAGATTTGGCCACCATTAGGCGCAAAGATTAAATCCTCACCAAAGTTAGCCTGACTCCAGATACGCATCTGATTGGTTGATGCCGAACCAATACCCCATGTACCAGACCCCCAAGCACCAGCACCCCAGCCAACTAAAGGAATGGCAAATGCTGTACCAACGTTAATCTGGTATGCCGCTACAACAGCCGCTCCACCACCCGTGGCAGTGGAAGACGCCGCAGATGATGCTGTGATGGTGTATGTCGTTGTAGACGTACCAATCGTTGTGATCTGATACTCGCCGTTTAAAGTAAGCCCACCGACAGCTGTAGCACCGCTAAATGTTACAAAGTCACCATTGACATAACCACCGGCCGCATCGGTCACAGTAACAGTGGTAGAGCCAGATGTTGTGGAGAATGGATTGTTTGCTAACGTAGCTGGGGGTGTTACCCGCAAGGGAGTAATGTCGTTATACGCACCGCCAGACTCGATGTAGTACTTTAAATTAGTACCTACGCTCAGCAAGTTCTGGCCACCAAGAGTCACCCAGTTCCACAAAGACCGGCAAACACCTTGGAATATCGTAGAAGAAATGCGTTGCCACCCACCAATTTTCTCTGGTGTACCCTGACGAAACCTTATCTTATCGGAAACATAGTAGCCGTTCTCGTTTGTGTATCGAGTGTTTTCTCTGTTTACACCGGCTTTCTGTTGAAGTTTCTTAAGCATGGGCAGTCCTAGGATAAAAACACGGCCCGCTCGTCAATACGGCGATTCTGTAGCCCTTTGAGAATTTTACCCCCCGCCATGCAATATTTCAACAACTCTTCTGCTGCACCGGCCATATCACCACGCAGTACCTTTTGACGCAGGGTTGAACGCTGAAGAGTGCCCAGACCTACGTTGAAAGCAAAAGATACCAATGCGTCAAACTGTCCTTGAGTAAGAGGCACAGGACAATAAGTAACCACGCCTTTCTCAAACCGAGCAAGGTCTGCCCTAAGTATTGCATCGACTTCCTCCATTGAGTGTTTACGCATGGCCTCTGGGGGCGGTATAAACGCATCCCGCTGGTCTATCTTGAGCTTGCCCTGCTCTGGGAACATAACGTGTCCAACTCCCACAGTCCAGAGCTTGGCTGGGCATTTGTAGGGATTCTGCCTCACGCCCTCGTGATGGCGAATCATGTGCAGGCACTTGGCTGATATTTTCATTTGCCAAACGCCCGGCCACCAAAGTGGAAAGCAATGATTGAGGCAAACAACGCTTGGGTTTCAGGATCCCACAGCATCTCGGCTAACTCAGAGAACGGCACTCCACGGCTCCAGCCATAGGCGAACAAACCTACATCTACAAACACTAACAGGAAGAAGAAGCCGTATGTAATGACTGGGCGAACAGAGGCGCGAAGGTTCTTCATCCACTCGCTAGTACCCTCGTTTAAACTCATATCGTGGGCGTAAATGGCTTGCATCTCAGCCTGTTGAGCACCGATCAGAATCTGCTTTGTGTTAGCCGCGCTCTCTGTTTCTAGCTGTTCTGACTTAATGTGCTCGATACGCTCTTGGGCTTCAAAACCTGCTTTGCGTAGCTCTAACTCACGCTGTATCTGCATCTGGGCAAGGTTTAGCTCGTGCTTCTTATCCGCACGGTCTTGGAAGAAGTCAAGAATCTTGGGCAAGCCGCCCATCAAGAATGAGATTAAGGTTGAGAGTAGTGTCAGCATTTAAAGTCCAATCATTCCAAGAAGTTTATCTACAATTTTGCCCGCAAGCTCATCAGGTAGGTACTGGAGCAGGCCAAGCACCCACCACGCCACGCACAGCCTAACAAAGACTTTAAGGAAGAGGTCAAACTGTTTCTGGTACTCATTCACCGACCACACCTTGTCTTGGCACACAGTTCAGCCATCTCATTAAGCCCCCAGCCAACAGCGCCTAAGAGCATCACGATCACGACAATCCCAACTGCCCACTCCATCTGTTCTTGCTCGGCTTCCTTGCGCTTCTTCTCTTCAGCCTTTAGCTCTGCCATTTCTCTGGCATCATCTCTATCCATCTCAGCTTGCCGAGCTTTGGTCGCATTCCATACGTCTATGCGTCCCGCCTGCATGAACAGCATCTTTAGCTGTTCCTCAAACCGCTTGGCTTCATCCAAAACCATCTCAATCTGTAACGCCGCACCAAGGTTGGATTTACCCCCTGTACGCTTGGCCTGAAGCATCGCCTTGGTAGCAGTGCTCTTTGCATCAAAAAGCTTAGCAATGGATGGTGCTAATCCAGCCAGATCACTTGCGACCTTGCTTGCCTTTTTGACTACGCTGATTGCAGTCTGTAGTCCTTCTAACGCTGTTATTGGGTCTATTGGAATCATAGGTACAACTCAAAACAAATTCCAGTAACCAAACAGCGGGGGCCGAAGCCCCCAGACAAGGTTACTTAGGTTCTACGTCCGACACGGCCTCTTCAGGCTTGGCGGCTAACGCTTGCTTCAGTAACTCAAAGAAGGCGTTGCGGCCTACTTGGAGCTGATCTACGTTAAATCTGGCTGAGTCCAGTTTGCGATCTAAATCTGCGACATGGTTCAGTAGCGTTTGCTGCTGGGGTGTCAAGTCTTCAAACTGATGTTCAACGCCGTCAATATTCACAGGGGTCTTTTCATTTTTTCCCATGATGTTTCCTTTGTATGCCACCAAGATCAGGTGGTGGCTTCCTGTTTAAGCTGATGCGGCTTGCAGGGGAGCAAGGTTCTCTGTTGTCCAGAAGTCCTTGGCAAGCATAATCTTCAAATGCTCTTTGTTACGAGCAACACAGTCAGCCCAGTCTTCGGCAGTCATGCCTTCGGGTTGTCCTGCGTTAATCAACGCCACGCTATCAAGTGCGGCGCTGTAGTGCTGTGCAATTTGTTCAGCGGTTGGTTGTTCCATGACGGGGTTTGTGGTTTCAGTCATTTCAGTTGCTCCTTAAACTGGTTTGGGATATTTTGCTTTGACGGCTTGGCAAGCCGCAACGTAGGCATCAATCTGAGATTGATCGCCCTTTACCACGCCATCAATGTAGTCCGTGATGGGTGGGTATTCTGCTTTGCGCTTAATTGCGTAAGACAACTCTGCTTCAATTTCTGAGCGGATTTTTTCACGTCTTGCCGCTGGCATACCAGAATTAACAACTACCGATGAGTCAGTAGTCATCGTTTCGTAGTCATCTTCAACGGCAACAGGGTTTGGATATTCTGCCTCAAGGTCTGGTGCAGGGGACTTTGCCTTAATCCACAAAGTACCGTCTTGTTTAAAGTATAGATATTTCATCTTGAGTTCCTTTTAAGTATCCAGTCTTGCCCAAGCAGTCCATGAGGTGTTGAATGAACGGACGTAAGTTGTTGTAGTCGCAAGTTGGTTCGCAATCTGAGTTACGACATTATCTCCGTTGCCAAATACAAGTAGAGCATAGTAATCTGCTGTTGGACCACCTGTTGAGCCGCTATCAACACGATACATTCCGCATTTTTTGACGTTGTCAAAATTTGTAGAAGAGCCTAGTACTATATTGGCTGAGAAAAACGTGCCGTTAATGCCGCCAATATTTGTACTTGCGTAGAAAATTGGATTCCCATCCCCATCAGACAACACGATGTAGTTGCTTGATGTGCGAATGTCTAGGCCACCTTGGTTGCCGTTGTAGCCGCCAAGGATGGTGTTGCGAGAGCCTGTTGTTAAAAAATATCCAGCGCCAGTTCCAGAATAACTTGAACCAATACAGTTATTGCCAGTTCCAGTGGTCAAACTATATCCCGCAGAATAACCAATACAGGTGTTTAAAGCATCTCCACCAGCGGCGCTGACATTTGATGTATAGCCAGCATTGCGACCAACAAAAGTGTTACCTGTGCCTGTGCTATTGGTATATCCAGCACCCTGCCCAACAAATACATTTACTGTTCCAGTCGTATTGCTATACCCAGCCTGATAACCTACAGCAGTGTTGTTAGATGCTGTGGTGTTGGCTTGCAAAGCATTAGTGCCTAAAGCGGTGTTATCACTTCCACTGGTGTTTGATCTCAATGCACCGGTACCAAAAGCGGCATTTCTTGTTCCTGTAGTGTTTGAACCTAAAGCGGCAACGTAGTTGTATTCACCGCCCACTGCGGTGTTGTCTGGCCCCGTTGTGTTTGAATAAAGGGCCTTATAGCCAACGGCAACGTTGCCAGATGCTGTGGTGTTTTGACCAAGCGCACCGTTACCCATTGCGATGTTGAATGAGCCAGTTGTATTTTGATTTAACGCTGCAAAAGAACCACCTATTGCACCAACAGCTGTGTTTGATATTCCAGTGGTGTTTAAGTACAGTGCGGCATAACCGACAGCAGTGTTGTTGGATGCTGTGGTGTTTTGCTCCATTGCCGCATAGCCAATGGCAACATTGTTCGTTCCTGTTGTGTTGCCGTACAGAGCGTTTAAACCAAATGCGCTGTTGTTCGCTCCTGTGGTGTTGCTGTACATTGATTTACGGCCAATAGCCGTAATGCCAGTACCAGTTGTGTTTGTGTATGCGGCTTGATAACCCACAGCGGTGTTTTCAGATGCTGTGGTGTTGGCAGTTAAAGCTCCTGCGCCAACGGCAGTGTTGTTACTTCCAGTTGTGTTAAAACGCAGTGCCGAACTTGCACTCGCAGTGCTTCCACCTACTGCTACGTTATCTGTGCCAGTTGTATTGGCGTATAAAGCCCGATAACCTAAAGCAGAGTTATATCCTGTTGTGTTTGAATACAGTGCGTCTGCTCCAATTGCTGTTATGCCAGTAGCAGTCGTATTGTTGTACCCCGCTTGATATCCAAAAGCGGCATTTGCAGAGCCAGTTGTGTTTGAATACAAAGCCTGATAGCCCATTGCTGTGGCATCACCAGAAGTATTGCTGTACATGGCACGAAAACCAAGCGCAGAGACTCCACTACTGCTATTTGACGTATACCCAGCCTGATAACCTACAGCAGTGTTGTTAGATGCCGTGGTATTGGCTTGGAGTGCTAATTGACCAACAGCGACATTGTTTGAGCCTGTTGTGTTTGACTGCATTACCCGTTCGCCAACTGCCGTGTTTACACCAGTGGTGTTAGCTATTAAAGAGTTTCTACCAACAGCAGTTGCGCCATCAGCAGTATTTGCATACAAGGCGTTATAACCAACAGCAGTTACAGATTCCCCTGTTGATTTTGTATATCCAGCCAAGCCACCGACATAAGTGTTCTGAGTCCCAGTGGTATTTGAGTAGCCCGCTTGATAACCTACAGCAGTGTTGTTAGATGCTGTGGTGTTGGAGTAGAGGGCAAAATATCCAAGCCCCGTGTTGTTACTGCCTGTGGTATTTCCTGAAAGCGATGCAACGCCAAGAGAAGAGTTATTGTTGCCTGTGGTGTTTGTCTGCAAAGAGCCTTGACCGACTGCCGTGTTTAATTCGCCAGTTGTGTTTGCACCAAGCGAGTTGTGGCCGACTGCAACCAGTGTGTTGCCTGTAGTGTTTGCGTCTAGCGCTTGGAAGCCGACCGCCACGTTAAATGCGCCAGTCCCCGCCAAAGCACTAGCACCCACCGCAGTATTGGTAGACACAGCACCTGCACCACGGCCTACTGTAATGCCGTAAACAGTCAGGTCAGTACCAGAGTACAACAGGTTGGCAGAGTCTTGGAGAAGACCAGACGCTCCTGCGTAAGTTACGCGACCAGAAGTCAAAGAGCTTAGCGACAAGCTTGCGCCAGCAACAGTGCCAGTCAATGTAGGCGAAGCAGACAAGACGTTGTTGCCTGTACCTGTATTTGTAACACTCACTACGTTCTTGCTTGCATCCAGTGCCAGCGCAGTAGAAGCAGTCAGGCCAGACAGTGTGGTTGTGCCTGTAACAGTGACGTTGGTAAATGAAGCTGAACCCCCTGTATTACTAACTTTCACAAAGTCAGAGCCATTCCATGCACAAACAGCAGATTCACCAGCAACAATGGTCACACCAGTCGTTGGGCCAGCACCTACCAACTTGACTGAGAAGCCGCCTGTGGTGGCATTGATAACCGTATAGACCTTTGACTGGGCTGGCGCTGTAACCGTACGCAATGCCGTACGTGCACCTGAGAACAAGAGGATGGCTTGACGAGCCGTATTTGCAGCGCCTGTGGTTGTGGTCAGTGTGACATCAGTATCAGTACTAACGTTGGTTGTGCCTGCAACAGAGGTGTCGAGAAGAGATGTAATGCTGTTGTTTACAGTGTCACCCCAAGTGCCGCTCAATTCGCCTGTGACTGGAAGTGCCAGACCTAAGAGTGATGTATATGCTGTAGTCATTCAATGC